TATTTTAGCAAGTTAATAATTAATTGTAAACAATTATTTTACTTATTTTAAAATATATTTTACTTATTTTAAAATAAGTTGATTTGTGTTGTTGATTTTTGTTGTTGATTTTTGTTGTTGATTTTTATATTTACTTTTAAAATAAATCAATTATTAAAATTTAACTTAACATTAATTTTAATTAATATTAAGTTAAATTATGGCAAGAAAAGATTTAATTTCGATGGATAAGAGAACTAAAGAGGAAGTTAAGGCTATTGCAAGAAACGGTGGAATAAAATCTGGAGAGGCTCGAAGGAAAAAAAGAGACTTAAAAGAGAGGTTTAAAATGGGCCTTGAGATATTTACACAATTAAAAGCTCGAGAATTAAAATTAAATGGAAATGAAGAGGCGGCAAAAATAGTAAAAGAAATTGGCCTTGAGACATTTACGTTTTTAGATATACTCCAAGACGAGAAAAATAGCGCTCAGGTTAAATTGCAAGCCGTTAATGATATACTAGATAGATTAGAAGGAAAAGCTACTCAGAAGAGCGTTATAGACGCGTCTGTAAATGCTGAGAGAGAATTGTCTCCTAAAGAAATTGAATTAATTAAGAGACAATTAGAAAAAGAGGCTAAAAAATTAAAATGATTTTATTAATTTAAGATTAAAATATTTAGCCGCGTAATTTATATGTTTTTGAGTTGTTACGCTATAATATTTTGGTTGAATTAATGCATTAGGATCAATTTTTTCATCATAATAAGCAACTAAAGTGTTATAGGAATATATTTCTAGACCTTTATCGCCATAAGTGTATTTTAAATTTTGTTTATATTTTTCAAATGTTTTCATGATTTTATCGTTATATTTATATTTATATTGTTGATTTTAATTTTTAAATTCTATATTTTCTAAATATATTTAATTCGCTAATATTTTCTTGGATATTATATAATTTTTCGCAATTATTTTCTAAATAATTTAATATTGATTTTGGTAATTTATAAGGATTATCTACGGCAAATTCTTTTTCATCATAAAAAATTGGCCAGTCTGCGTGCCAACCGTTTGTTATTCGTATTCTATTTTCAAAAATATCTATTTTCCAATTTCCAAATTTTCTAATTGTATTTTTAATCATTTTATCGTTATATTTAATTGTTGATTTTAGTTGTTGATTTAGGATTTTACAATCCTAAATCATTGGCCTTATCTGATATAAGCTCACATAATTCGTATAGCATCGAGGTAAAATGGTTGGTATTTTTGTTGATTTTATTATAAATTTCTATAGGATCACCACTGTAGCTAGGCATTTCAAGAATAATCTTATTATTTTCGATGCTGCTGCAATTGCATTTGTATTTAAATGTGAATTTAGGATCAGATAATACTATTGTATCAATATATCGATCGTAATATAAATTTTGTTGATTTTCTAATTTATATTCTAAGTTGTCTAATAAAAAATTTACGTTATTTCTGGATAGATCTTTTAATTTATTTATATGCATTTTATTTTTATATTTATATTGATTATATTATCGTTTTACCGATATATTTATTATAATATATTAAATTTTAACTGTAAACAGTTTATTTTATATATTTTAAAATAAATTTTAGTTGTTGATTTGCGTTAGCAAAAATTCTAAATCTTCATTGTCTGACGCGTATTCGTTTTCTAAATATAATTTTATATCGCCGTAAGATCCTGATAATTTAATGCTATTGCAATTAGGATTTTGCGTATTATCTTCGATGAACGTTGATTTTAAATTATATTTATTTAAATTATTAATAAATAATTTAAATTCTTCATCGCACATAGGTACAATATCTAATTCTATATTTTTAGTCATTATATTTATATTGTTGATTTTAGTTATTGATTTTAGTTATTGATTTTAAATCATTCGCAGATTCTTTTAAAATTTTAACTTTATCTTGGAGATCGTCTAATTTTTTATCTAGCTCGGCGAATTTATTATTTAATTCTTTTAAAAATTCTAACATTATATTTATATTTATATTTATATTTATATTTATATAATTATTATAATATATTAAATTATAAATGTAAACAGTTTATTTAATATATTTTAAAATAAATTTTATATAAATTAAAATAAAATTTAATTTATATAATTATTATAATATATTAAATTATAAATGTAAACACTTTATTTTAAAATAAATAAAATAAATTTTAAAATAAATTAAATTTATTTTAAAATAAACTGTTTACATTTATAATTTAATATATTATAATAATTATATCGGTTAAACGATAATATAATAATTTAAAATAAAATAATAAAATGAATATAAATATAATTAATTTTTATAATAAACCCGAAGCTCGCGACGAAGAATGGCTAGACGGCGATAATATATTTCAATTAGAATTAAATTATAAAAATAAAAATTATCGAGGATTAATTTATAATATGGACGAATGTGGATTTGATATGGAAAAAAAATTAGAGGCAATATGGAATAAAGATATAGAAAATTTAATTATTAATTTTATAAATAATAATATCGAAATTAATAAATTTTATAATAAATAATATTATCCTGGCCGCGTATAATTATATTGCGCGGCTAAATTTTAAAACGATCGCGGTAATAATGATTCTTATGAATCGCGCTCTCTTCTCTAAAAGTATTCAATAATAAAATTTTCCAGAAAAAAATCCCAGAAAAATTTTCCAGAAAAAAATCCCAAAAAAATTTTCCAGAAAAAAAATCCCAAAAAAATTTTCCAGAAAAAAATCCCAAAAAAATTTTCCAGAAACGGAATTCAAATAAAAATAGTCCCCGGGAAAATCCAGGAAAATTTTTCGATTTACTTTTTATATTATATAAATTATATTTTAAAAGGTTATAATTTATATAAATAATAGACGTATGGCGGAAATTTACAATCCTTCAACAATAGATTTTCTTGTAAGAGACAAATTAGAATGTTTTTACGAGCAATCGTTTGAAAAATTTGACGGAGGTGAAAAATACTTAGATAATTGGTATATAGGATTGCTTTGCGAATATTTACAAGCATTTGCAAATGGAGAAATAAGAAAATTAAATATTAATATTCCACCTAGATTTGGCAAATCAGCTTTATGTAATGTTGCTTTTTCAATGTGGTATTTAGGTCTAAATCCTGAAAAAAGGATAATTTCTATATCTCACTCAGCGTCATTATCGCAAAAACTTCACTCTTTTGCAAGAGCTATATCAAATTCCTCTTGGTATCATAGGGCTTTTCCTAAATTTCATATCGACACTAAATCGAGAACTTTGAAAATAGATCAATCTGAAACTAAAAATACCCAAAGTTCTTTCGTTACTTCTAAAGGCGGTTTTAGATTAGCAACTTCAGCAATGGGTTCAATTACAGGTGAAGGTGCAAATATACTTATTTTTGATGATTTAATGGATCCAAGGCAATCCATGTCAGTAGTAGAGAGCGAATCTATATTAGAATGGACTAAAACCACCGCGTTTTCAAGGTTTAATAACAGAAAAAAAGGTCAAATTTTAAATATTCAACAAAGATTAGGTGCAACTGACTTTACAGCAACATTTGTAGATAATTCATGGGAAAATGTAATAATTCCGATAAAAGCTAGAAGGTCTAAGATTTATTCTTTTAATAATTTTCTACACGTTAATAAAGCAGGCTCGTATTTAGAGCCAAGAAGATATGGAGATAAAGAATTAGAAGAAGATCGTTATTTAATGGGAACAAAAGCCTTAGAGGCTCAGTTTTTCCAAAATCCATATCCTGACGACGGTGAAATATTCCGTCGAGAATGGTTTAGATATTATCAATTTTTACCTAAAATGGATTATTTAGCAATTTATGCTGATACCGCATCAAAGGAAGGTAGGAATAACGACTACACAGTATTTATGTGCTGGGGGCTTTTAACTAAGAATCAAAGGAAATATGCATATCTTATAGATGTATTTAGAAATAAAATGACTACTCCTAAGCTTTTAAGAGCCGCTAAAGACTTTTGGTTAAAACATCAATCTAATGAGCATGATTCACCTTTAATAAAATTTGCTGTAGAGGATAAATCGTCAGGCATAGGCCTTATCCAATTGTTAGAGGATGAGACAAACATACCTGTGACTAAGCTTTATCCTGAAAAAGATAAAGTTGCAAGGGCAAATGATATTTTACCTAGAATGGAATCTCACCAAGTATTATTTCCAAAAGATGCTTCTTGGTTAGGAGCTTTAGAAAAAGAGCTATTAACTTTTTCTGCTAAGAAAGGAGCAAATAAGAAAGATCAGGTCGATACATTAACTTACGCAATAAAAGATTTACTTTTTGATCCAGCTGATCAAAGATTAAAACCTATGAATTATTCAGCGCTATTAAAAGAAACTTCAATTTTAAATAGATTATGGTAAATAAAAAATTAGTAAAAACTAATAACAAAACTTTGCAATCAATGAATAGCGACGGCTATATTGATATTGCTAAAAAATTAGGAACAAAAACTTCAGGAAATAACGGATTTTCTTTAACTTTAGCCGACGATAATTTATTTGCCGCTTTATATGTAGGAAACGGTCTTGTTAAGAAATACATTGACTTATTAGCCGATGATATGACAAGGCAATGGATAACTATACCAGAAGATACTGAAGGAAATATTATTAGGTATATGAAAAATCTCAAAGCTAAATTTGAGATTAAAAAAGCAATAAAAGCTACAAAGTTATTTGGAGGAGCCATTATATTTATGGTAATAGAAGATGGTTTAGAACCTAATCAACCTGTAGATATTAACAATATCAAATCTATTAAGAAATTAAAATTTTTTAGTAGAAAGAATGTAGTAATTGATCAAAGTAATTATTACGATGATCCATTATCAGAAAAATATGGAGAGCCTGAGTATTTTACTATTTACGCTGATGGAGCAAATTCAAAAGTTGTTCACGAGTCAAGATGTTTAGTTTTTACAGGAGAGTATTATCCTGCAGACGAATTAGGGTTACAACCTTATCATGAAAAATTCTGGGGTATATCAATTCTCCAGTCTTTACACGAAATATTTGAAAATTATGGTCTTTCGTTAGAAGCTCTTCTTAAAGTATTCCAAAAATTCAATATTGATACTTTAAAAATAAAAAATTTAATGCAATTATTAGCAAATCCTGATGGACAAAAACAATTAGAAGCAAGAGCCCAGATATTTGATTTAGCAAAATCTGTTTCAACAACTTTAGTTTTAGACTCTGAAGAAGACTTTGATGTTGTGTCTCAATCCCTAACAGGAGGCGTCTCAGAAGCATTTGGTAAAATACAAGAGACAGTTGCGGCTATGGCAGGAATTCCTACAAATATTTTAATGGGAACAACTACTAAAGGATTAAATACAAATAAAGATCAAGAAACAAGGCTTTATTATGATAGAATAAAATCAGATCAAGAAGAAGAAATGTTAACGCAGCTAGAATATTTAATAAAATTAATTTCTTATACTCAAGATTCTAAATTAGATCAAAATAAAGAATATTCAATAATATTTAATTCTTTATGGCAACAAACTGATGAAGAAAAAGTTGAAATGAGAAAAAAACAAGCAGAAATTGACCAGATTTATATTTCTAATGGAGTGTATGATCCAAATGAAGTTAGAAACTCTAGATTTGGTAATGGTAATTATTCTATTGAAACTGAAATAGAAGGAAAAGTTGACTTAGGAAGTTTCAATGATAATAATGGAAATAACAATCAAAATAACGAATAAATTATGAAAATATTTATATCTCAACCAATGAACGGTAAATGCGACAAAGAAATTATTAAAGCTAAAGAATCAGCTTTATATAAATTTAATAAATATCTTGAGCATGAATATGATAAAATTAATGAAGGAAAAACCAAAGGTCTTCAAGAAGTTCCTGTTGTAGAAGTTATTAATACTTTTTTTGATGACTATAATGGGAATGCTATGCAATTTTTAGGCAAAAGTATATCTGAAGGATTAGCTTTAGCAGATATAGCTATATTTTTACCAGGTTGGTCTAATGCTAGAGGATGTAAAATTGAACATGATATTGCTATAGCTTATGGTGTTAAAACTTTTTATATAAATACTTAATATGATCCAACTAATATATAATAAAGATAAAACTCAAGTTTACTTGACTGAACTAGAAAATGAAATAATTATAGATATTAATGAACATTGTATGCATAATGATGTAGATTCTAGAATTATTTTTAAAGGATGCTTAATGTATGAGTATTGTAAAAACTTCTTAAAAACTAATTTTTCTATTGATTTAGATAATTTTATTGAAGATTAATAAAATATGTACTTTTAATATAACATATATAATATAAATAAAATTATGAAAATATTTACAATTATAATTTTTTTATTTACAATTTCATGCGCAACCGTAGGAGACTTTGCTTATAAAGTAGATTTTCAGCAAAGGTTGAAAGATTATACTTTTGATTCTGATTTATCTTTGAGAAAAGTTAAAAAAGATGATATGGAATTTGAAGATGAAAAAGAAGTTAAAATTATAAAGATACAAACTATAAAAGATCTTCCTGGCACTTTAGCTAGAATGTCAGTTGAATTAGATGGTTATGCAATAACTAATTATGTTGAGTTTTCAACTGATGAAGAGTTTTTTGTTTACGAGGATATTTTAAAAGAATATGCTGAATCAAAAGATTCTGATGTTTTAGTTTATATTGTTGCTAATGATGTTTTAAGATATAATCTTTATAATGACTATGAAACACTAGAAATTGTAGAAAGAAAAGGATATAAATTATTTCAAGCTTTTTTATTTTCAAGAGTTGAACTTGATAAGAAAATTAAAATTAATAGTAATTGATGCCTAATAACAATAATTCGACAAACAATATTAAGAAAGATAATATTGATGTTGTAGAAGCAATCAGATATGATAATTTTAACTTAGATGAAGTTAAATTAACAAAAACACCTGAAGGCTACTTAGAAGGATATGCTATAGCCACTAGAACAGGTGTATTTAATTATATGAAAGCTGACGGTTCTATTCAAAGAGAACTAAGACTTGCTGATGAAGTCTTTAAAGATGATGCAATAAACTCATTCAAATTACTTCCTATTACTGACGATCATCCACAAGAAGAGGTTAATGCTGATAATGCTAAAGAATTAGCAGTTGGATTTACCGGTGAAGATATAAAACGTCAGGATAGTTATTTACTTACCAAATTAAAAATAACTGATAAGAAAGTAATAGATGCAATAAACTCAGGTAAACGCGGTCTTTCTTATGGATATAAAGTTAATCTTGTTAAGAAAGACGGTGTTCACAACGGAGAAAAATATGATTATGTTCAAACGAACATAAAAGGGAATCATCTGGCCATTGTTTATCAAGGTCGAGCTGGTGATAAAGCCAGGTTGAGACTTGATGGACAGGAAGCCATTTGTGTTTTTAATAACTTCAATAATAATGATCTAACTATGAAAAAAATAAGATTAGACGGTAAGGATTATGAAGTTTCAGAGGAAGTCTTTTCAAGACTTGATGCTCTTGAAACAGACAATTCTAACCTTAAAAACACTGAAAAAGATTTACAAAATAAAGTAGATTCTTTAGAAGGTGAAAGAGATGCTTTAAAAGCTAAAATTGATGAA